GGAGTCACTTTAGGAACCAAGTTGTTTAATTTTCGATCTTTCGATTGAATCGACCAGTACAAAGACTCTATGAAATCAAGATTTTTCTTATGTTCTATAAGATTCTTCTTCATCTGTTGAAAACCTTCGTCTAATAGGATTAATTCAGATAAAGTTCCTTCAGTGAATTTTATTGTACCATCTTCTAACTTCAACTTACCTCCTTCAAGAGCTGCCCTTTTTCTCAATCTCTTTTTCAGATTCGCTTCGTAAATATCACATTCTAATTTTCTTGAAGAATAAATAGACTCAGCTTCAGCACGAAGTCCACCTATTTTGTTCAATAAGACTGAGCATGTAGCAATCTCTCCATACACATTTGAATGATCTATAGATGTCACTTGATCCATATCAAGTTCATCTATACAATCCTTCGAAAGAAGGACGATCATTTTATCTCCTAAATTAATCGCTTGTTTCATCTCTTTATTTTTAACTAAAGATACAAAGATTTTATCTATTAGACAATGTTTAATTGTATGATTTCACTACAATCCATGATAGTAATTGTGTTCTTCTTTTTCCAGGAATCAAACCTCACACAACCGTTTAAAACCAACAAAGTTTTTTTAGAATTGAGGAGAATGTCCCTTCTTTCTTTCCAGTAATCTGGGAAAAACACCACTTCTATGAAATCATAGTTATTTTCTAGGGTTATCTTAGCATATTGACCTTTTTTCGAAGACATTTCATCGATATTCAAAACATAACCACCTACCATAACATGATTCGTGTAATGATCAACGATATCTTCATCTTGTATCTGTTTACCATCAACAAAATACGGCGTTCCCAATCCTCCATCTGTCACAATAGGAGAGAGGTATTTGTTAACTAAGTATTTATAATCAAAGAAACAGAACCCTGATTTTCGTTTTTGTTGCAATAACCACCACCACTCTTGATCTTTTTTCCCTTTATCTTTAGCAATACTATACTCATCCTTCTTCTCATCTATCTTGATATTTTTCTTTTCTCGATAATTAAGAAGAAGTCTTTCTCGATCAGTTACCTTTTTAATTCCTTCAATAGAATCAAATGCACCACTATAAATCAGATTTTCAACCACAGATTTGTTAATTGAAGAACCTTTTTTATTAAATCTGTCGATAAATTCATCAAAAGAAAAATACTCACCATTTTTAGTTCTTTCTTCCATCAATTCTTGTTGAGCTACGTCGCCAAGTTGAGAAACCGAATTGAAAGCCCAGTAAATACTATTACTTTTTACATCAGAAACGATATTGGCTCCTGATTGATTTATATCTACAGATTTGATCTGTATATTACCACTTCTCCTGATTTCATTTATATAGTAAGGATAGTCTTCTACTTTAGCACGACTAAAAGTTACCGACCAGAATTCAATCGGATAATGTACTTTCAACCATAGGGAATTGTATCCATTTATTGAATAAGATACAGAATGTGATTTGTTAAATAGATAGGAGGAGGCTTTTACAATTTCTTCCCAAAAATCTTTAGCATATTCTTCTGTCACTTCATATCTATCGCAGTAACCCTTTATAAATTGACCTTCTAGAGATTTGATAACATCAATCTTCTTCTTACCCATCGCTTTACGAGCTGTGTCACATGTAACAAGATCCATACCTGCTAATTCATGCATAAGAGCCATAACTTGTTCTTGATATACAAACAATCCATAGGTGCTATTTAATATCTTCTCAGTACCCACATGATAAGTACACTCTCTTTCTCCTGCCTTCCTTAACAAATATTCTTCATGATAACCATTTTCCATGACACCTGGACGATATAACGCTGCACAGTCACTCAACTCATCGACACTTGTTGGTTGCATCTTCACACAATAGGAAGATAAACCTTTAGCTCCAAAGTGGAAAACATCCCCTAAGAATCCTTTTTGGAAAAAATCAAAGACCTTTGGATCGTCCTTTGGAATCTTATACAAATCAATTCTTTTACCATAATGTTCTTCAATTAGATTTAAAATATCCGTAAACTTATCAAGTTGCTCAATTCCTAAAATATCCTCTTTTAAGAAACCTGCTTCATCTAATTCAAGACCTTCCCACTCACTTACAATCAATCCTTTTTGACTTCTTACCGGACACCATTCATACAAGGTCTTTTCGTCAGGAAATATCATCATAGCACAAGCATGTATCGAAGAAGTCTTTGGTTGACCAAGTGATAACATCAAACAATTAAACATTTCTGCATGATCGTTTAGAAATTTCTTGACTTCTTCATATTTACAAGCTGTCTTAAAAAAATCTTCAATAGTCTTGACTTTTTCTGTCTCTAAGATCTTGCAAATCCTACGGACCAATGGAATTGGAATTTTCTCTAGTCTTGCGAAATCTTGTATCGCTGCTTTTAATTGTAGGGTACCATAAGTACCTACAGAACAAACTTGATCAATACCAAAACGTTGTTCCATATACTCTTTTACACGAGGCCTAGCTTCACCTGGAAAGTCTGTATCAATATCTGGAAGAGATACTTTAATACGACCTTTATTTAGAAAACGTTCAAACAATAAACCATATCTCATAGGATCAACCTTAGTGATACCGAGTAAGTAAGTAACTAGACTTCCAGCCGCAGATCCACGACCAGCACCTAACAAGATATTATTGTCACGACACCAATTAACAATGTCTCTTAATACCAAGAAATAATCTTCTACTTCACCATATTCTATAACATCAATTTCTCGATCTATCCTCTCACCGATAACATCCTCGCCATATTTATCAAGCAAATCGATATGTTCTTCTAAACCTTTGAAAACAAGTTCTTCAAACATTTCTTTGTTAGAAGAGTAAAGTTTTCTTTCTTCCTCTGTCATGATATATCTAGGAAGGTGTCTTTGGTTGGTTTCAAAGGTGTAATTGCATTCCGCACAAATATCAACAAGATTCTCAACCGCATCCATGAAACTATCTAGAAACCTTTCAAAATCGTTTTCATTAAACAACGATTGTAACTCAAAAAAATATTCTTCACCGTTTTTAAAATACTGATTCTTACTCTCGTAATTCATGACACCAGCAATCTTGTTTAAACGGTTTCTTACTATGTAACCTTCTTTCTCTACATAGTAAGCATCACACATCGCTACTGGTTTAATCTTTGAATCGAAAAATTTTTTCAAGTTTTCAAGGTACCAACGATCTCTGTCTTCTTTTTCATAAATAACTGTATCTAGTTGATAGTAAAATTGATGGGCGAACATAGTTCTCCAACCAACTGGTATGTCTTCGAATCGAATAGTCTTAGGATCAAGGATACAAAACAAACCACTTCTATTTTCTATGAAATTTTCAATACTTGTGAAACCATTTCCGTCTACATTAAGAAATTTATTGATTTTCAACAAATTCAACCAACCCTCTTCGTTTTTCACAAAGGCTTTTACTGAAAACAATAAATCTTTCTTTTCGTCTTTTATAGGGATCTCCATACCAAAAATTGGCTCTATCCCTTCCTTTTTACATGCTGATTGAAATTTAAATGCACCTGCTAGACTTCCTTTTTCACATACACCTAGTTTCTGAATACCTAGAAATTTAGCTTTGTCAACCCAATCTTTGTAGGAGCCACAACTATTCAACATTTCAAATGGACCGTGAACACCTAGAAAACAAGGTAAGAGAAGATCTTCTTCTTGTAAATTAACCTTACCTAGATATTTTACTCTATTGAGTTTGATATTCTTCTCTTCACCTCTATTAAACCAATACCAACAACCACCAAATTTAAAAATATAGCGATCGTATTCAGTCTTATCATTTACCCAAGTAAACGCTTCATCAAAAAAAACGGGATTCTCGTCATCATTCCACTGTAGTGGTTCAAACAATTCGTAAGATTTTCCATCTATAGAAAATAAATAACGATCTTGTTCTGTTTTCCGACTAGAAAATTGAATAAAATTCTCTAAAAGGTAAGCCTTTAATTCTTCATATAATTCTTTCATACGATTAAAAATTAAAAAGGGTCCCAAG